CAGATTGGCAAACAGCGAACCGGCCAGGTTCGTCAGCGGCTTCAATCCTTGCGACAGCGCCATGCCGGCCAGGTTGAGACCCAGCCTGCGCAGCACGTCATCAAGCTGCTTGCCGTTTACGGTCGCACCCTTCAGCGCGCCGGCCAGTTGATCGCCGAAACTTCCTGACAGTTTTTCAAGATTCGCCAGTGCAGCCTGAAAGGGCGCGGTATCCGCCCTGATCGCCACGACCACATCTTCAGCCAAGACCGGCCTCCTTGCTCAAATTGTCCGGGAACGCGCGCATCAGTCTGGCCAGATCCGCCCTTGCCGGTGCTGCGACACGCCTTGAAAACGGTCGCGCAGCCCGCTCGAACTCGATCGGCGTCATCGCCCAGAATGCACTTGGTGAAAGCCGCAGCAGGCCAAAGCCAACCGCCATGACGTCGTCCCAGGGAAACGCCGTTCGGCCCGCTGCGGCAGCTAGGGGTTTGCGGGCCTATCCTTGGCCGATGCCGCTCCAACCGTAGTCGTCAGGAGGTCAGCCACGATGGTGGCGAACCCTGCCGCACCATCCGCCGTTTGCATCGACCTGACGGCCTCGTCGTCCACATCTACGCCCGCGCCGCGCAAGCCGGCGCCGATAATGCGTATCATGTCCAGCGCCGACAGCCGGCCCGTCGAAAAGCGCTCGACCAGCATACCGAGATCGTCGGCGGCGTAGGCCGCCTCAAGCTCCGCCAGAGCCCCAAGCGTCAGGCAAAGCCTGACTTGCCTGCCATCGAGCTCGGCGGATATTTCGCCCCGGCGTCTGTTGGCACTCATGGCGTCACCGCAAAGCTGACCGGCCCAGCAGATTCGAGCGCCATTTCGAACGTCACCTCGCCATCATGCGCGCCGGTATATTCCAGCGACGTGATCTGGAACGCGCCGGCCACGACGCCGAAGTCGGGCACTGCCATCTGCCAGTTGCCGATCTCGCCGGCGAAAAAACGTGCGCGGATCAAAGCGTCGGATTGGGCATCCTTGAATATGCCCGAGCCGCTCACGGCCGCTCGCTGCACGCCGCTTCCGGCCAGCAATTCACGCCAACGTCCGGCCGAATCCGCGTCAGTGACGTCCACCGTTTCGCTGTTGAAGGCGATGCGCTTGGAGCGGAGGCCAGCCACGGTGACAAACGCACCCAACCCATCGGAATCGATCTTCAAAAGAAGGTCCTTGCCCTTCTGTGCGACCATGTCGGTCTCCTTGTCTGGAAAATGAGACGATCCGCGCGGGCGGATCAGATGTCTTCGATCACGGCGCGGAAGCGCAGCAGTCCGTGGTAGACAGCCTGGTCCTCGTCGAAGAGCACTTCTGCGAACTCGAAGCGGAAATTGACCAGATGATGCGCGCTTAGTTCCAGCGGTGCCTGATCGAGCCTCGCGCGCATCGCGGCCGTGATCTCGAACGCTTCCTTCTTGCCTTTGGCGTTCGACCAGATATGCAATGTGCAAAGCTGCTCGGTGCCGCTTTCGGTGCCGGTGCTCCAGTCGAATATGCTGGTCCGTCCAAAGGTCACATAAGGAAACGCCGTCTTGTCCGGTGCTTGGTCGAACACCTTCTGTCCGCTCAGGATGGCAACAAGCGTTGCATCGCCGTTGAGCCTGGAAAACAGCGCTTTTTGCAGGTCAGCGGCTGGAGAGTTCATCGCCTGCTCCTTGCGCCCGCTCGCCATCCAACCCAATGCGAGCCGACGGCTCCATGGAAGGGATGTTGCGGCTGCCAGCGTAGCCGTTTTCCGTACTTTCGGCGAGATCGTGCGCCTTCCAGCGCAGAGCGCGAACCAGCCCGTCCAGCGTTATCGCCATGCTCAGGTTCATGCGCCTTTCTCCTTCGCCCTGCAGACCAGATAGCGTCCGCTTTCATCGGGATCGTGAACGGTGAGAATATCGAACAACCGCTCGTGCCGCCTGAACCGCATGCCGCTTGCCACGCCGTCCCGATGCCGAAGCGTGATCCGGTGCGTCACAGTTTCAAGCGTCTGGTCGGCCCCGAAGCGGCTTTGCGCCGCCAGCGGCTCGATCCTTGCGAATACCGTCGCCACTTCCGCCCAGCTCTCGGAAAAGCCGCCAAGGTCATCGGAAATGCGCGCCGCCACCTCCAGCGCAAGTTCGGTGCGCAACACACCCGGATTGAGAAATGTCGCCTGCATCACAGCCTCCGCAGACGATAGCCGGCAATCAGCCGCTCATAGCCGGCAGGATAGCCCACCGGCTGGTCGTTCGGCCCGAAGCTCACCCGGAATTCGTACCAATGCGCGACCAGAAGCAGGATGGCGCGGCGCAACAGGTCCGGCACGTCCGTCCCCGCCTCGCCGAAGCCGGCCTTGAAATCCACCTCGATGCCGTTCATAGCGCGCAGCGCCTTCGGCACTGCGTCGAAATGCAGCCTAGCCGGCCTCGACACCATGTCCGCCTGGTACGCCGCCGGATCGACCAGCGAAGCCTCGCCCTCGGTACCGTAAGCGGTCACAGACGTAATCGCCTTCACCGGATGCAGCGCGATGGCCACCGTGCCGTTGGCCGGCCATTCGTCCAGCACCAGCCGCCAGTCCTGGTCGATCAGCGCAAGGCCAGTCGCGCGTTCGACCTCCTCGCGAGCGGCACGGATCAGCCCACCCAGAAGCTCGTCCTCCGACGCGTGGTCGAGGCGCAGATGCGCCTTCACTTCGGCCAGCGTCACGGGTTCGACCGCCGCAGCGACGGTTCGCATCAATGTCATTCGATTGCCTTATGAAGCGAGGGAAAATGGAAACGGCCCCGGCGCGTAGAACCGGGGCCGCTTCTTGTGCCTGTCAGCGCGGGCCAGACAGCGCCGCCCGTGCTCAGACGGTGCCGAACTTGAGCAATTTGATCGCGTCGAAATCCTGCACGCCGCCGCCCACGCGCTTGGTGGTGTAGAACAGCACGTAGGGTTTGGCAGAGTAAGGATCGCGCAGCACCCTGACGCCCGCGCGGTCGACCACGAGATAGCCGCGGCCGAAATCGCCGAACGCGACCGGCGTCGCGTCGTTGCCGATGTCGGGCATGTCCTCGGCCTCGACCAGCGGGAAGCCCATCAGCATCGCCTTCTGGCCGGGTGCCGCAGGCGGCTGCCACAGATAGTTGCCGTCGCCGTCCTTCAGCTTGCGGATCGTCGCCTGCGTCTTGCGGTTCATCACCCAGTTGGCATTTTGCCGATAACCCGCCTTCAGCGCATAGATCGTGTCGATCAGCACGTCCGAGGCGTCCTCGGCAGGCAGTGCGCCGGCCACTCCGGTCAACGTGTAGCCAACCTTGCCCCACTCCCAGGCGCTTTCCGCAACCTTGGCGTAGCTCAGGAAGCCTTTCGGCTTGCTGTTGCCGTCACCCGAAACGAAAGCCGCACCCTCCTGCTCGGCGAACGCAGCCTCGACCTCGCTCGAAATCCACTGGTCGAGATCGACCACCGCGTCTTCCAGCAAAGACGCCGTCGCCGCCGGCATGGCATAGAGTTCCATGGTCGGGAACTGCAATTCCGCCAGCGTCGCCGTATTGGTCTGCGGGCGCGCCGCTGTCTCGGCCACCCAGCCGACTGCCGGACCGCTCACCGAAAACGGCTTCTTCAGCACCGCTGCCGAAACCTGCCGGACCGAGGCGATTGCGCGGATCGGCGACAGCGTCGAAAGCCGCTTGCCGATTTCCGTTTCGGTCTCGGGCGGCACCAGATAGCCGCCGTCCTGTCCCGACCCGTAAGACATCGCCTTGGCGTCGAGTGAGCGCAGCAGCCGGTCGTCGCCCTGGCGCATATAGGCCTCGAACGCGCTCTTGTGCTCCGACGGCGCCGCCTGCCCGTCGCGGCCCAACACCGGCCGCATCTTCTTCAGCGAAAGATTGTCGATCACTCGCTTCTGCTCGTCCAGGGCGCGCGAAATGCGCTCCACCTTCTCGGTGGTCAGCACATCGCCTCCCAGGCGTCCTTCCAGTTCCGCCAGCTTTTCGTCGTTGCTCTCCTTGAAGGCTTCGAACGTGGTCATGAAGTCGCCGAAGGCATCCTTCAGGTCGAGATAGTCGCCTCCGGCCGACTTGGTTTCGATCGGCGCAGGGCTCTCAATTGCACTCATATGGACAGTCCTCTTTTGTTGATGATGCGTGTGAATTCGCGGATGCGCATGGCAAGATCCTTGGGAGATCCGGGCGCGGCATCCACCGTGCGCACGAGGCTTTCAAAACCCTTGGTCATGACGGTGCGCGCGTCATTCCTTGAAAGCCCGGCTTCGCGCCGCAGCCAGGTCTCGAATTCCTTGAGAGTGGGCAGCAACCGGGCGCGCTTGCC